CGTTTCACGCTACAGAAAACACGTTATAGAGGCACAACAGCGAGGGCAAGAAGCCGACACTCAACATGGTAGTTTATTGATGAAGCAGACGATTGATAAGTTAATCGAGGGTGCAGACAAGTACATAATTTCTTCGCTTGCAGGTGAGGCAGGTAAACACGCAACAGCAGCAAAAATACTTAGCACCTTAGACATTGAGGTCTGTTCCTATGTTGCCCTAAAGACTGTTATAAACTCGCTAACAACTCGCGTAACTATGACCAATGTTTGTGTACAAATAGGTCAGAACATTCACGACCAGCATCTGTGTGACGAGTTCAAGTTACATAATAAGTTATGGTTCAAGTCTACAATGGACTATATGGCTAAACGGAAAGCTTCGCGTATCCATAGAAAAATGACACTCAGGAAAGCAGCCGATAAAGCTAATACTTCTTACAATACTTGGAGTACGCCAGAGCTATATCATATTGGCGCAAAGCTAGTTGATTTGATAATCCAAACCACAGGTATGGTCTACGTAGATAAGGTACACACAGGACGGAAGCGGGTTACGCATTACCTATCTGCGACACCTGAGATTTTAGATTGGATACGTCAACTTAACACTTTGAATGAAGTCCTAACGCCTGAAGCTTTGCCTTTTGTTATTCCCCCAAAAAATCGTAAGACTGTAATGTCAGATGTGATGCACAGTAAGGTATGGAAGAAGAGGCTACCACTTATTAAAACACGTAACCGACAGCTACTTGAGGAACTTGAGGGCGACCCTGCTTTGCAGCAAACTATAGACGCAGTAAACATCATGCAGAACACTCCCTTTCGTATAAATAAACGAATAGTTAAGTTGCAACGTATGTGTTGGGAGGGTGGTGAATCTTGGGGCGGTATACCTGCAAGAAGTGAGGCTCCTATGCCCCTGTCACCATACCCTGATGTACCTACCCACACGCTCGATGAAAGCCAGAAGAAGATACTTTTTAAGTATAAGAAAAAGAGGCAAGTTGCACATGAACGCAATGCTTCTGCACTCAGTAAAAAGATAGCCTTTGAGCGAAGCTTAATAGTTGCGGAAAGGTTTGCTAAATTCTCTGAGCTATATTTCATCTATCAAACTGACTACAGAGGTCGTGTGTATCCAGTGGCCCAGTTCCTGTCACCGCAGGGTACTTCTGTCATAAAAGCTCAGATGGTTTTAGCCAATGGAAAGCCCATAGAAACGTATGACGAATTGCGGTGGTTGTACCATCATGCAGGTAATTGTTTTGGGTATGACAAAAAAACAATAGATGAAAGGGTACGCTTAATTGAAGAAATGATGGACGAAATCTTAGCCATAGATTCTGACCCTCTATCTAATAGCTCTTGGAAAGACTGCTCAGACCCTTGGGGATTTCTTGCAGCTTGCTTTGAGATTTCTCAATTTAAACGGGAAGGGTACGGTTTTATATCCCATATAAGTGTAAATTTAGACGCATCAAACTCTGGCCTCCAACACTACTCTTCAATGTTAAGGGATGTGGCAGGGGCAAGCGCAACTAATGTGATTCCTTCGGACAGTCCTTCAGATGTTTATAGGGATGTGGCTGAGATAACTGAGCGTAAACTAGCTGAAGAATGTTTAAAAGATACAGACGAATCTGTGTGGGCTAGGGAATGGTTAGAGTCGGGTCAAGTGGACAGGGGAATTTGTAAAAAACCTACTATGACCAAGGTTTATTCATCGACTCTTTTCTCATGCCGTGATTCGGTTCGTGACGAACTGGTTCATAGGTTTGACTCAGGTAAGGCTATAAATCCGTTTATAAATGATGATGATGCTTTCATTAAAGCTACGTTTTATCTTGCTAAAACCATATGGTCAAGTATATCCGAATGTGTTGTAAGTGCCGATCTTGCTATGGATTGGATGCAGAAAATAGCGCGTGAAGTGTCGAAGCTTGAAATACCAATCATGTGGCAAACACCTAGCGGGTTTAAAGTTGTTCAGTCGTATCCAGAAATGAAATCATTACGCATACAAACGCATATTGATGGTCAGGTTGTACGACCTCGCATGGCATCCCCAAACTATAGTAAGGTGGATAAGAAAAGAGCAGCCAGTGGCATCTGCCCAAATTTTATTCATGGATTAGATTCCAGCTTTATGATTCTCACAATTCTCTCTAGTTTTTCTGGCGGCTCGGCTGGTGGAAAAGGCATAACAGACTTTTGGATGATTCACGATTCCTTTGGAACTACAGTCAAGGATGTGGCACTACTCGATAAAACATTGAGAGAAGTGTTTGTAAAAATGTATGAAGATAATGATGTGCTTTCGCAGTTTCGTGAAGCCATGCTTAAAGTCGTACCTAAAGTGGCCCTACCTCCCAAGCAAGGACAGTTATCGCTAAAGGGAGTTCTTACTTCTAAGTATTTCTTTTCTTAAAGGGCTTGACTTGCAACGTATGTGATGAAAGCCCACAAGTATCCCGTTATACACATCGTAACCAAACCCATATGTGGAGAGGAACAATGAATGACGTAAACCAAGCGATTGAATTAATTAAAAATGATGAACCAGTACCACTAGACCTCTTTGCCAAGCTAATGCAGCAAGGCATAGATTTGTCTGAACTTGAACGTAAATACAACGGTAAATAACACATGGCTAATAGAACATTAACAACACCGAAGGGTAGCGCAAACTGGGTTAAGGTTTTTGTACCTGATACTAAATATAACTCTGAGGGCGTTTATAGCATGAAGCTCGTAGTCCGTGAGGACTTAGCAGAAGATACTTGCAATGAGTTAGATGCGTTAACAGACGCAATCTACGCTAAGTCTATTAAGGACAACCCAAAGCTTAAAGACAAGTTAACCAAGCGCACACCTTATGAGCGCGTACTAGATGATGAAGGTAACGAGACAGGCGAGATTGAGTTTAACTTCAAAACTAAAGCTCTTATCACTGCTAAAGATGGAGCTACTTACACTAACAAAGTGGCAGTGTTCGATTCTAAGGCTACACCAATCACAGAAGAAGTACGTATCGGCAATGGCTCGACTATGAAAGTCACGTTTGAACCAATTTCGTACATGATGCAATCAACTAAGCAAGCATCTGTCTCTTTGCGCCTGAAATCTACACAGCTAATTGATCTAGTGGAATACGGTTCTGCAAACCCATTCGGAGAAGAAGAAGGATATACCTTTGAGCCTACGCCAGAAATCATCAATGACGAAAAAGAAAGTTCAGGTGACAGCACCGAAGAAGACGAAGACTTCTAAAGAGGTCAAGTACCGAAGCGGTCTTGAGCGTAACGTAGCTTTCGATCTGACCCAGAGAGGTATCGACTTTCAATACGAACATGAGCGAATACCGTATGTTGTTGAACGTAAGTACCTCCCTGATTTCCAACTTCCAAATGGTTTGTACATTGAGGCAAAAGGTTGGTTTAGGGACGAAGACTGTCGCAAGATGCGACTCCTAAAAGCTCAGTATCCTGAAAAAGAATTTAGATTTCTTTTCCAAAATATAAACACAAAAGTTCAGTCCAAGCGTTTTACCAATGCCCAGTGGTGTGAGAAGTACAACTTCAAATACTGCGAGGGCAAAGTACCTGATGCTTGGTTGGAGGAAAAACTAAAGTGAAAACGAGAGAACGTACAGATTATATAGTAATTCACTGCGCTCAAACTAAACCCTCGATGGACATTGGCTTCATTGAAATTGACCAATGGCACAAAAGGCGCGGCTGGCTCGGCTGTGGTTACAATTGGATAATCAGACGTAACGGTATAATCGAGACAGGTCGTGCATTACAGGAGATTGGGGCACACGTAAAAAGCTTTAATCATAATTCTTTGGGAATCTGTTTGGTTGGCGGCATAGACGAGGACGGTGACTTCGATGTTAATTATACCCCTGAACAGTGGGACACATTAGATTGTCTCGTTGAAACCATGACTAAAATTTATCCTAATGCTGCTGTAGTCGGTCATAAAGACTTAGACCCGCACAAGGCTTGTCCTATATTTGAGGTGTCAGAATGGGTGAAACAGAATCAGGAGGTTCGTACTTAGTACAAGGTAAGTTGCCCTGCCCTAAGTGTACTAGCAGTGATGGATACCATCTGTACTCAAACGGGTGGGGCAAATGTTTCGCATGTGACGCAAACGTGCCAGAAGATGTGACCCAACTATCAATTAAGGATGCGCCTAAAGTGAGTGGATTGATACAAAAGGGAGAACACGCTTCTCTCAACAAGCGTAAAATCAATGCCGATACTTGTGCGCTTTGGGACTATACCAAGGCTGAGTACAACGGCACTACTGTTCAAGTCGCAAACTACAAAAACTTAACTGGTCAAACCATTGCTCAGAAGATTCGCTTTCCTAATAAGGAATTTAAGTTCTTAGGCGATACTCAAAACATCCCCCTCTATGGTCAATGGCTTTGGAAGGACGGTGGCAAGATGGTCACACTTGTTGAAGGTGAGTTGGATGCGCTTAGTGCAAGCCAGTGCCAAGACAACAAATGGGCTGTTGTAAGCGTCCCGAATGGCTGTCAAGGCGCAGTAAAAGCAGTCAAAAATAATCTTGAATGGCTCCTGAAGTTTGAGAAAGTTGTGATTATGTTTGACCAAGACGAAGTGGGTCAAGAAGCTGCTAGAAAAGTTGCTGAACTACTCCCACCACGTAAAGCTAAGATCGCCTCGCTACCCCTTAAGGATGCGTCAGAAATGCTCATGGCTGGTCGAAGTAAAGACCTAATCAATGCTATGTGGCAAGCCAGTACGTACACACCAGCGGGCATTGTAAGCGGCTCAGAGCTACGTAAGAGACTTGAAGATCGCCCTGAAATAGTTTGTTATCCGTGGCCTAGCTTTATGCAAGGAATGAATCAAAAGACCTACGGCATACGCCTTGGGGAGCTTGATGTATTTACGTCAGGAAGTGGTATGGGTAAGACTACTCTTATCAAGCAACTTCAACATCACTTCATGCAGACCACAGACCTTAACCAAGCACTTATTCATCTTGAGGAACCTTTAGAAGATACCGCAGAAGGTATCATAGGAATACATATAGGCAAACGTCTAAACCTACCAGATGTTCGTGAGTATGTAGCTGACGAG